TCCATGATGAAAGATTGCCTCATGTGGTGGGATGCGGTCCCGTTGGAGTTCAATACGCCTCCCCTGGATTATGAACACATGATTCGTAAGTATTTCGATTACTTCGTGATTGCGTGGTGCTTCACGGATTGGCGGTGGATCATTTGGTCCGACCCCGCGTAATTTAACGATTCTCTCTCGTCTCGCAATCGGAATGAGGCGGGAGGGAAATTAACCTCTATGGCCTGTCCGATTCAGGTGCCCGGAGAAAGGAGAAAATGAAATGAGTGTACCGAGAGAATTTAGAGCCTATGTCGCAAGCGAACTTGGATGTATTCCCGGCGAGGTTGCCGTTCTTACCTCAAGCAGAAGCGGAACAATGGGGACTTTCATGACCAACAAAGGCGTTACGTCCGGATCGATTTATACATCCATCTACGAAGCTGAAAACACAAGAGTTACCGGGCGGAACGATGTCGTTCTTGTAACTCCGGAAAGCCACGCTTGGCGTGGAGATGCCGATGCAACGGCGGCGGCCCTTACATGGGATAAGACGAATACCCATATCATCGGGTTATCGCCGACAAGCAAGGCCGGATACAACAGGGCCAGATTCAGCCATTCAGGTTATACGATGGCTAATTTCATGACGGTCAGCGGGGCAGACAACTGCTTCAAGAACATCCGTTTCATGCATGGATCATCGACGGGTGGGGCCTCTGATATTACTTGCGTCACGGTTTCCGGTGATGGGAACCGATTCGAGAAAGTGGCCTTCGCCGGTCCGAACAATGCGACACAGGCGGCAAGTGCTAATTACTTAGGCGTCGTCGTCGGTGGTTCGCACAATTATTTCAAGGATTGCATGTTTGGATCAGTAAACGATATTGACCGTTCAGGCGCAAGCTGCATCCTCAACTTCACTACGACATGCGGCGGCTGGAACATTTTTGAAAATTGCGTATTTCGTTCTCGCTCAGGCGGCGGGCAGGCAACAGCCTACTTTATCAACGACAAGGTAACGGATACCGTTGTTGATTACACGGCGATTTTCTTGAACTGCCAATTCATTCATGCAGGTACGGCATTGACTTTGGCGATAGCAAAAGCGGCTAACGCATCAAGGTCACTATATTTTGACAACCGTTGCACATTCACTAACGTCACGGACATTGTAGCCGACGCCCGTAATGCAGAGGTTATTTGGGGTGCTGGCGGGGCTTCGCCTGACGGTTCTGCTCTCAACGATAAACTGTATCTCGGCATCGGCCAGACGCCCATTCATACAGCGTAACCCTTAACCCCGACGGGCGGCGGGCAAACCGCCCACAAATAAAAAACGGGATACGTCACAGACGCCCCACGAAAGGAGATTCACATGGCAAACGCAGGCTACATCATAATCAAAAATAAGGAACCGGAGAAGCCAAAGGATAACAAGCCGCAGGGGTACAGGGCTTTCTATGGTGCATTGGACAAGGGGTCCGCGCTTCCGTCTTTCTGCTATCCCAAACAAAAAGAGGAACTTCGCCGGGACGTAAACGACATCGAAAACAGTCTCAAAAATGGTTACGCGCCCGAAATGAAAGTTGAAAACATGAAGGAAGAACTGAAACAGAAAAAGGCGCGACTATCACAGTTGAATGAGCAAGAAGCGGAAGCGACGCAGTTGTTTAAGGAAAACAGGCCGGCGATTGATAAGCGTTATGCCGAAATCAAAGAGGAAATCGCACAACGGATGCCTGCGTTTAGCGATGCGAAGAGGCCCGGAAGAGTAAGCCCCAGCAGGGTGTTGCTTGACGAGAAAGTGGGGATAAAAGGCGCTGCTCCGTTGGGTAAACTGAAAGAGGAATACAAGATTTTAAGCCGTCTGATGGATGAAGATCCGAACACTCAGGCGCTTCAGAGGGACTAAATGTCAACAGTAGCGACGATCCTGACCCGTGCGGGATACCGATTAGGCGGCGGCACAACGATTTCTTCCTCGTCCGATCCGACAGAGGCGACTTGTATTGCATGGCTGAACGAGATTGCCTTGTGGCTGACGGGGATTTGTGCTGAATGCGATTCCGATTTGGGCCGGACTATCGGCACGATAACGACGGTCAATGCAGATATTTCCGGCGCGTCTCAGGCGGCAACCTGCGCGATAACGGCAACGGCCCACGGCCTCGTAGCGGCGGCAGGAACGGCAGAGGTGTTGATTTACGGCGTGTCCGGCATGACGGAACTGAACGATGCGGAGTTTACCGCGACTTATGTAAGCGCCGACAGCGTGACGATTGGCGTCGCTTCATCGGCATACACGGCCTATACTTCCGGCGGTCACATCACGAAGCGGAAATACAGCACATTAGCCTCAAATCTATACGCTCCTTCACAGAGAGGTTGGATCGTTGAGAGCTATTCGCGCAGCCCGATCACCGTAACGACAGAGGCGTGCCTGGAACGGTATAACCCCGTCGAGTACACGAAACCTATGGAGTTTTACGTAGACGGCAGCAACAACGTCTGTTTTCCGTCATACCCGGACGACGCCTATACCATTAAAATCCCATATTGGCAGATCCCCACGGCGTTGACCGCAACGACCGACACCATGCCGTTCCTGGGCCTGATGGACAACGTGTTTATCGAAGCCCTGACTATCCGGGCGCAAAACCGGGATGAGTACGACACATCAATGGAATTGAAGTGGCTCTCGTTTCTGAATGAGAGAACAAGGCGTGTTATTGAAATGCGTAAGAAAATGACTTCGAGTGTAGAGTAATGGCAACCTTTAGCAGCAAGCACGGAAAACGAGAGCAATTCTTCTTTATGAAGTCGTTTAACAATGGCTACATGATGGAGGTTGCGCCCTCTTCTTTGCCCATAACGGCGCTGTCCAAGTGCCTGAATATGCAATATTACGCCGATGTGAACGCCGACGGGTCCGTTGCCGTCAAGATGAGAAAGCGGCGCGGTACACAGAAGATCAGCACGGACGCCCTGGATGTTGCGGTGAAAGCCTGCACCTACTACCTTGCCGACGAACACTACATCGACGCAACCTCTGAAAAGCTGTATGAATTGAACGATTCCACCTTTGCCCATTCTGAGATAGGTACGATTGAAGGCGTCCCGACCTTTACGGAGTTTCACGGGAAGCTGATTATTCATGACGGCGGTGTGACGAAAGCATGGAACGGGACGACCTTCGAGACGTTAACTTGTCTCTATGAAGATGAGGTGATTGAGACGGGAAACGGAAGCGACGTATCGTTTTCAGGGACGTTGGCCCATCCGGTCGTGACAGCCGGGACGCTGGAAATCACCTATACCGATACGACCGCCAAGACCATCACGGACAACGGCGACGGCACCCTTGCCGGTGATTGCACGGTAGGGACGATCAACTACACGACCGGCGATTATACCTTCACCTGTACCGGCGCTCCGGACAACACCACGTCTGTTTACGCGGAATACGAAATGGTGTCCGGCGCTCCGAAATCCAAGGCGGGATTGGTGCGAGGTTCAAGGCTGTATATGTGGGGCGATCCGGATTATCCTTCGCGTGTATGGTATTCAGGACCGAATGACGAGGATGCTTGGGATACATCAAGCGGCGGCGGGTATCTCGACGTTGATGCGAATGACGGCTATTCGCTGACCGGATGTGTCAATTTCTTCACGTATCTGCTGCCGATCAAGGGCAATTCCGTCCATCTTATCGCCGACTATCCTGGCGATACGAATTTCGGCGTCAAGCCGCTGTTGCAGAACACAGGCGCATTGGCCTACAGGACGATTCTCAATGACGGTCAAAACATTTCGTTCCTGTCAAAAGAAGGATGGATGACCATCGCGGCATCCGATGAGTACGGGGATGTCAAGAAGACGGGCGATCTGTCGGCGGCGTTCAGGGAAGACGCGATTAAATATTCCACCACGAATTGTTTCGCTGATTACAATCAGATTGACAATGAGCTATGGCTGACGCTCTATAACGGTTCTAACATTCATCCCTATGTCTATGTCATCAACAAGTCAACCGGCGGTTCGATGGGCCGGTACAAGTTCGCCTTTGCCCACTCCTGCTATAAATACATCAACAACGAAATGCTGATCGGCGGGGCAGACGGGAACCTTTACAGGCAATTTACCACATCATTTCCGCGTTATGACGACAATGCCGTGGCCTACACATCCAGCACGTATTTCAGGACGGCCTGCACGAATTGGAACGCACCGTTCAACCGGAAGCACAACAAGCGGCTCTTCATCCACTGTTACGGGAAATCCGGCATGACGGCGACGCTGAACCTTTACAAAGACGGTGAATACTATACGCCGTTTTACACCACCACGATCACATTGGGATCGGGAACACAGCAGATTTACGGCGACACGACGGAAATCTACGGGGATACGGGTTTAATCGCCTCGGACAAGTATTCGTCAACCAGCCAGAGCATCAGCAAAAAATTTAATTATTCCGAGATCATGGTTGAAATCACGAACATATCAGGCTCGAACGGCGCGGAGTTTTCGGGGTTTGATTTCACCGGGGCGATTCTCGGTGGGCGTTTAGGAGGTGATTACTAAATGGCGATATTCCAAGATATTGACACGACCGACGGCGGCGACACCAGAGAAGAGGGCCATCAGAAGGCCGACGCGAATTGGGCGACGCTGGAAGCGATTCTAAGCGCAGAGACCACAAAAATTCTTGTTGGCGGGGGCGTTGGCACGGCGCCCGTCATGACGGCGGCAACCGGCACGGGTGCGCCTGTCCGGGCGACATCCCCGACTCTGGTAACGCCTACATTGGGGGTTGCTTCTGCGACATCTGTAACCGCAACCACTTTAACCGGAGAAACGGTCAATGGAACCACTGTCAACGGAACAGCGGTTGTCACGGACACGATCAGCGAGAAGACGGGTGACGCGGGGGTTACTATCGACGGGATCACGCTGAAGGACGGCGGCGCTCTTGATATTAAAGGCGGCACAAATACCTTTAATCTCACGAACGGCACGGCTTCCCTGGACGTGGCCGCTGGATGCACGGTTGATATTAACGGCAACATGACGCTATCAGGAGCTATTACGTCTTCCGGGACCATGACCTATACCGGCGGCACGAATACCCTCAATCTGGCTTGTGGAACGGCATCGCTGGATATTGCTACGGCCAAGACGGTAAACATCGACGACAACCTGACGATAACGAATGGGCTCACCGTCACCGGCGGCAATGCAGGAACAATTTCTTTCGGAGCATCAGGAAAGACCCTAACCATAACGGGCGACGCCACCATTGCGTCA